CCAGGGACTGTAACGACGCTTCTTTCTGAGACTATTTAGATAAAACGAATATTGCATATCCTTGTCGAGGTGATGCATCTTATTAATCTCATTTGCATATAAAACTGAATCAATATGACCTGACAAACATTTGTTCACAATATAAGATGGATACTTCTGCATCCAGTCAGGACCACGTTCTTGAAGATCCTCCTTAGTCCAGTTAACACTGTTGAGGTAGTCAGATAGTTTGTAGTTGCTCATTGAAAAGATCTTCTAGGGGTGATTTGTTAGTGTAATTTGTTATTAGCAATTCCTTACGTTTGGACTGATCTAGATTATAAGATCCAGTTGATCTCATAGTATAAGTCAGATCCCACTCTGTCAAATTATAATTTTCAAATAATTTTTTAATAGATTTGCTAGAGTTATATGTGATCATCCACTTCTTACCAGACGTAGAACAATCTAATGCAAAGGTATCGTGTGTGAAGTTCCTATGCATTGTACCACCCTTCTCTCCATAGAGGAATGACTTGATATCATATGGTGGATCCATAAAGACAAAGGCATCCTCAGTATCCTTAAGAAGTGTAGTGTAATCTAAGTTTGTTATCTTCCAGTTCTTAATGATATCAGAATAACCTGATAGTTTATCAATACCTCTCTGTGAGAAGTTTGAAACAGATGCTTGTGATGAAAACGATGAGTTCTCTCCTAGTCCTGAGAAAGAACACTTGTTAAGAACATAGAAGTATGCTGCTTTATCTTTGTATGCAATATCATCTTCCTTTACTCTCTCCTTAGCATCCAAAAACAATTGTTTAGCAGAATCTGGATCTGGATGTTTTTGTTTTAATTGTGTTAGTTTATTGGAAAGGTATTCACCATCATCTCTCAATGCTAACCAAAAAATATATAATGGTTTATACTTGTCATTAACCCATACAGGTATGTCTGGATTTTGTTTAGTAAACTCTAAAGCAACAGAACCACCACCTATGAATGGTTCACGATACTCTTTAATATCAGTAGGGAACTGTCCAATAAGATACTTCGCTGCTCTGGATTTACCTCCAGGATATCTTAATGGTGTCTTCAATGCTTTCAAAATAAATCCCTCATAGTTTCAGGTTCGGGTGGATGTGTCTGATATACAAGACTGTATCTCATAGGAGCATCCTTCATAGGTGGACGTGCACCGTGCCATAGTTCACTAGTAAATTTTACCAGTCTTCCGAACTTTGGCACAACACTCTTAACAATTTCTCCATCTTCTAAGAAGATTGTTTCTCCTCCCATACCTGCGTGCCAATCAGGATTACAATAGATCATATATGTTATACCTTCTGGACTATGTGAATCTGTATGTGGTTTAGGACAGTCCTCATATGTGAACGCATTGTATAAGCATCTACGTACTTTAGGACTACCAATTAATTCTAACCACTTCTTTGCAATAGGTTCGAACTCACCGTACTCCAAATCAAATACTCTACCAAGACTAGGTACCTTATTTCCAAAGGCATCACCTAATTTTTCCCATTGAGTATATGCTTCGAAGTACTGATACAGTTCCCATACATCAGTGAACTCAAATAGATCATCAGTATACTCAATCATAATGCCATTTGTGGTCCGTGTCCATAACCAATGTCTTCTTCACCGTGTCCTTTTCTTCTTAACTCATCATCTTGTACTAACTTACAGTTAATCATATTCTGTCCATATGGTCCTTGATTAATAGGACCAGTTGGAAATGCATTGAATGAAATATTTGCTCTTACAAAATCTGCAAAATGTGGTGCAGTAAAATGAACTAACCAACTTGGAAATATTACTAGGGTACCTGGTTTATATACAGGTGCTTCTACAGCGTTCTCATATACTGCTGAGATTATTTCTAACTGATTATATGCTCTTGCTTGCACAGGGTCTTGGAAGAGCGTAGGATACCCATCTGTAAGGCAGTAGGTGCCACTGTAGTATGACATAGGGTGTCTGTGTGGTTGATGGCATCCACCACTGTTAGGGAGCGATACAACCCCCCAAGCAAGACTTACCTCAAACTTACCCCACATTTCAAACTGTTGATCTTTCTTAACTTCATCTAAACATTGATCAATCCATTCAAAAGTATTTTTAAATTGTGGTAAGCAATGTAAATTACCTTGTGTAGTCTGTACAAGATTAGGCAGATTAAAATTTCCTCTCTCAATAGGATCTAAAGCATCAAGAGTTTCTTCTACTAACTCAGGACCACTCTCAAATGTAAAGAGTTCTACAGGAAAGATGGGATGCTTTTTCATTTCTTCCAAACACACATTGAATCATATACACTCATATGTTGAGTGATATTATTTTGTTCTCTAAATTCTTCTACTGCTCTCTGAATAAGATGTGATTTATAATCGTGACCACATATCAATCCACCATATTTAATCTTAGGATACCAATCATTTAATTCTTTAAGTGCTTGTTCATATGTCATCCAAGCATCCATAAAAATAAAATCAAAATGTTCATCAGGAAATGTGATAGCTAGATCCTCTATGTTACCTTTGATAATTGTTGATCTATCTTCTTCACCAGAAAATCTAATATGATGATGTGCCATAAACTCAAAGATTTCCATCTCTGCTTCACCAGTAGAGTTGGAAGGACCAGGTTCATTATCTTCTCTTAAGTAATCTGTATAAGGTTCCCAGTTATCAATACCAGTAAGGTGTTTAATATTAGGACAAGCTTGTAACAAAGTACAAAAACTTTGTGCACGATCTACCCCTAGTTCGAGACCAATAAGATTATCACCGTGCATACCAATAAGATGCACAACAGATCGTACATCCGTAAGAGAGTTTTTAAAGTCATAATTCATTTAAACTGACACCTCATCATAAGTTCCGTCATACAAGCAACTAGATTAATCTCTTGATCTGCTACGAATGCTGCCTTATATTGGTACTCACCAATAACAAGAACTGCTTCAGGAATAGATGCAGATTGCAAATGATTATATAACGAATCATATAACTTTCTCATAATCTGAGTTGGTTCACTATCTAGGTTCTGAACCACCCATTTTTTCATATTGGTAAACTCTTTCTTCTTAAGATATCCTACAAGATCTTGCAACTTAGTATCTGTTACAGCAGCAAGTACACCTGTATCGATCTTACCAATAGAACTATATCTCTGTAACTCATTAAGAGTTCTTCTAAAGTCAGGGAAATACTTCTGAATTAATGCTACTAATACTTTTGGTTCTGCTTCTACCTTCTGCTCTGTAAGGATATCTTGGATCCTCTTAAAGAACTGAGCAGCAAGTACCTGCTTCTCCTTACCATTGATACTAAAGTCTACAACTGAACAACGTGAATGTAATGGTTCAATTATTCTGTTCTTGTAATTGCACGTAAATATGAACCTACAGTTCGAGGAGAATTCCTCGATAGTAGCTCGTAACAATAACTGTACGTCATTTGTGGTGTTGTCTGCTTCATCGATGATGATGATCTTGGCACCACCCACGAGGGAAACAGTTGATGCAAAGTTTTTCGCTTGGTTTCTAACTGTGTCGAGGAATCTTCCTTCATCTGATCCGTTGATGACATAATAATCTGCTCCTAATTCTTCACACAATGCCTTAGCAACTGTGGTCTTACCTATACCTGGTGGACCTGACAATAATAGATTTGGAATCTTTTTGTTTGCTACAAATTTCTGTAGAACTGTTTTGATGTTATCAGGAAGAATACAATCCTCGATATTACGAGGACGGTACTGTTCACACCATAAAAAATCAGACATAGATCGACTCAGGGGATTGCATAATATTAAATGAGAATATAATTCTATCCTCTGCAGCAGCGTGTGGCAACGACTGATGCATACATTGTGATGGGAAGAAGATTATATCACCCTCTTCACATTTTGGAATCTTCTCATCAATAAATCCAGACCAAGGATCTGGAAATGGTGAGAAGAAACAAGTTGGTTTATGTGCTCTACCCAACTGTGCATAGAACACTGCTGAGTAACCTATAACACCGTGTGTATGTACAGGATGCATTTGGTTAGCACTATATCTCTGACACCAAGAACTCAATACCTGTGAACCAGGATTCTCTTGAGCAAAAAATTCTAATGGTCCTCTAAGAACTTCCATTAGATCCATATGATATGGAGGTTGCTCACCTCTAGTGAAGTACCTATGGAAATCACTATAGAAATGTTCTAGGTTACAGTCAGGATCATCCCAGTTAATCGAAGATAAAAAATCCCTCTTAACATTTTGCCATTCAGGTACGTGACATATAAGACACGGTAGTCTGAACAAATCTGCTTGGAGGGATACAAATGTTGGAATCATTTTATGTCTGGTTCAAGAGCAATATAATACTCTACATTGTTTGCTGCTGATACAAAATGACTTACTTTATTTTTAGCAACACTAACTGCATAATCACCTGGTAGAATCTTAAGATTCTCTACCTTGAAACAATAGCAAAAGTCTTCACTACTTGTGTTCTTACCGACTGGAACTGAATACGTATTTGATGTCTCGTTCTTCTTATCACATACTTGTAACCTAATGTCCTCGCCTTTATTATACAAACATAAATCAGGTACCTGATATACACTTGCTGCTCTAATAAGATCCTGTAAAGTATCTGTCTTAAGACTAAACTGTACATCCACATCTGGCATCTGGATACCTTTATTAGGTACAGATGGAATTACTGAAGGGTCAGAATAGTAGAACGTTCCTCTTGAGTTAGAGGTTTCGTCTGTTGTGATAAGCTTCGAAGAGTTTGAGAAGTCGAAGACTGGACTCTCAAAGAGTGAGAGAGTAGATAAGAAATTACCGAGATCATAAATGGCAATTTCTTGAGGGAAGTTCTCGCTGACAATAGCAGAAGCAAAGATGTTTTTGTTGACAGATAGTGTCCTGATGCTGTTGCCAGGATCGATAACAATCGACTTGTTGATCGTGGCAAAGTTCTTAAGGAGGTTCTGAGTTTTTTTACTGAGTTTGACAAGGGACATAATGTAGTTAGAGGATCATTTATCGTAGTCTACAGCAAATGCTGTAGTATTACCAGAATTAATTTGGTTTGCTTTCTCACGCTTATCATTGAAGTGAAGTAACAAGATACCGTAGTGAATAATCTTTATGATATCACGACGTGCTGTACCTTTTCTATCATAGCGTGATGCATACTTAAGGACATTACTCCTACAGAATGCTTCTGCGTCACCTACTGAATCTATGAGGTCAAGAGTCTGTACGTTTCCGACTGAATAGTGACCTCTGTAAGTGTTTGCAATGTACTCGGAGATCTCTTTGAGATACTCTTCCTCATTGTACTTTCGGTTCATACTGAATAACCATACTGTTCTCGAAGGATCTTCTTATAAGGTAAACCCAGATCTCTGAGTTCGGTAACAAGTTTTAACTTGTTGTGAAGAGCAGTATCGCCACCCAGTTTAAGGGCAGCGACTACTGTTCTCAATTCGTGGTCATCTATAGGAAGATCCATTTGAATTAAGTATACGTCAGTTTGGTTGATCGGTCAAGTCATCTGATGATACATTGAAATCAGCATCAATTTTGTCATACAACTCAAGGAATGCTTGCTTAGTCTCATCATCAAATCTGTTGATGCTGAACTGGATAGCGTCCTCCTTTGAACCGAAGATCTCGAATGCCTTAACGATGTGAACCAACCTACGTGTGGAGATCACCTCATCAATTCCTCCATCAGCGAAGGTCTTACGGATGATCTGTGCCCAGTCAGCAAGACGTGCACAGAAGTCTTTGTCAGCACATTGCTTGTGCAGAATTTTTACTTCTATTGCTGGTGATGGATACTCCTGTTCAAGAGTGATCGCAAATCTCTCAAGGAACGCTTCGTTAAGAACGTTAGTTCCTATGAATCTACCATCGTCAGAACCTTTACCCTTTGTGTTCGCTGTCGCAATAACATTGAACCCATCAGCAGGTCTTACATACTTACCTATCTTCTTAAGGAAAACACCCTTGCCTTCAAGGATGGACTGTAGACAAAGAATCTTGTTTGATGCAAGATCAATTTCATCTAGAAGGAGGATAGCTCCCCTTTCCAGTGCTTCGATAACTGGTCCATTATGCCATACAGTGCTACCATTAGAAAGACGGAACCCACCAATAAGGTCATCTTCGTCTGTTTCAACAGTAATATTAACTCGAATCAACTCTCTATTTAGACTTGACGCTGCTTGCTCTACACCAAATGTTTTACCGTTACCAGATAGACCAGTGATAAAGGTAGGATAGAACTTCTTACTCTTAATAATCTTCTTAACAGAATTGAAGTTTCCGAATGGAACATAAAGTTCATCCTTAGAAGGTACTAGAGATGCTTTTGGATCTGACTTAACGATCTGCTTTTCAAAAACCTCACGTGCTTCTTCGATGGTTAAGTTCCACTTACCTATGGACTTCTTGTACTGCTTAAGTCTCTTCTTGATTGTTGCATATGAACATTTGAATTCATCTGCTGCTTTCAATAATTCTTGTGTAGAAACTTCAGTCCCGAAGTTGCTTGTAAGGTACTCAACAACTCCTTCAGTTGTTACAGGGATTTCAGTTTGGAATGCCATAATGTGTTTTCTGTATTTGTTTTGTATGTACTAAGTATAGTGCAAAAAAGGGGTCTTGCGACCCCTTAGTAGACACTTATCCAACTGTCTCAGCGAATGATGCGAGCATCTTTTTATTGGATGATTTGTTCTTGAACATCTTCTTGAACGCTGCACCAACTTGTGCCTTTGTTGCATCTTCCTTTAGATCATCTAGTGGATTGTCATCTACTATTGCAGTTGTTGGCATAACAAATAACTTGTCATAAGGTGACTGAGTTACTTCATAGAACTTTTGCTTTCTGAATCTCTTGATTGCTTCATCACTGAACTCAGTAATGAATCCCATATACTGAATCATTCTGAAGTATCCACTAGTGTCACGTGGTGTGATTAGACGGAACCCTAGCATTTGTACTTGTCTGAATGAATCCTTAAGGTTCTGGATGAATATATTTGTCTGCTCTAGAGGGTTATCCTTACGAGCATATACTCTTCCAGTCTTACGATCTCTCAACTGGCAACGTCCGTTGAATGAATTACGGAATAGGTTATCACTTAGTGCTGCTCTCTTGCAGTTGTAAGAAGGTTGTGCTGCTTCACCATCAGTCAGGATTGATAGAGATACTTTCTCTGCACCAGTTTTCTTAATGAACTGTGGAAGTACTGAGTGCATTGCTGCAATTGCTTCCATCAATGGTGTACCTGATAGACCTAAGATTGCAGGACATCCCATAGAGTATATACGAGACCAAGTTTTTGGTTGAGTGCTGTTAACACCAGCATTTCTCCAGAGTGCTAAGGCAGATCTATCTTTCTCTTGCTTGTTTCCATCTGAACTAAGCATTTCAAGTAGACCGAATCCTTGGTTGAAAGAGATCTTACCCAACTTCTCTTCGAACTTATCTTCTGTTCTATCGTAGTAGTTGTTAGAATAGATGCTATTGCTGAATGCATATACTCTATAAGGGATACCAACTTTCTGGCAGAACCAAGTTAGTTGAAGAACTTGCTTTACTGTATCGAATAAGCAATTGCTCATTGAACCAGACCAGTCTAGTAAGAAGACCATAGCGTGATTCTTTCCTTCAGGTAAGTTAGTTACCTTCTTAAAGAGATCCTCATTGTACTTGTAAGTGTGTAATCTAGCAGTATCAAGAACACCAGTACGACTAGTAGTAGCACGAGCATATGCAGATGCTGCTTTGCGACACTCAAACTCTTTAACGAGATAGTTAACTTCTTTCTGTGATGACTTAAAGAAGTCTCTGTAGTCTAACTCACTCTTCTCAAGGTCTGCTTTCTCAACATTGTATCTCCAGAGTTGACTGTCATTACCTTCTTCTGGCATCTCAACCTTATATCTCTCTTCAGACATCTGAAGTATTTCCTTCCAAGAGATGATTAACTTATCAGGATCAACTTTATCAATCTCAACATACTCAGTCTCGTATCCACCGTGCTTAACATAATCTTTAACTTTGTCTGTGAAGATCTTATCTGTCTGTGCTTCTAATGGATCACCACCTTCTGTACCACCTTCATTTGTAGTAGGTATCTCTGCATCCTGAGTTACATCACCACCCTCTGATTCAGTATCATCACCTGATTGACCATCAGTATCTGCATCGATTGGATCTAAATCTGAATCTGCATCTTCTGAGTCATCACCTAGATCTGGATTTGTACCATTCATCTGAGGCATTTCGAATGCTGAATCTGCTTCCTCTTCTGCTTCTTCCTTCTGCTTCTTCTCATACTCTTCCTTCATAAAGTCGAAGATCTGTTTAGAAACGTTCTCTACATCCTCGAATGTTTCACACTGTCCTACTGCATCTACAAATACTTGCTCTTCGTCTGTGAATGCGATGTACTGGAAGTTACCGATCTTGTACTGTAGGTTGATCTTATCAATTAAAGAGAACTTATCAATGTTTCCTTGTACTTCAAAGAAATCTTGCTCACTCAACTCCTTATAACCTGCGAAGAATGTCTTAGGAAGACCTTGATATCTACGCTTCATTAACTTCTCGATACGAGCATCTTCTACTACATTCAAGAATGACTGAGGAACTTTACCATACTCCCACTCTCTTGGAGTGTATAGAGCGTGTCCTACTTCGTGACTGACGAGCATATCATATACTGCTTCTGTTGCCTGATCCCAGATTGGAAGTGTTAGTACACGTCTCTCTACGTCAAACTGAGCAGTCTCACAATTTCTATGCTCGATGATTAGATCCTCTGTTGCTAGTAGTTTAGCAAGGGTTCCTTTGACTTCTCTGTTGACTGTCATTTAATTCCTTCGTTTGTATACACATATTATAAGACCCCCGATGGCGGTCGGAGGTCTTTAGTAGACACTTTATCAACTGGTTGCGTCTGTCTCTCGCACTCTTAAGTGCACGTGGTTTTAATTTACGTTTGGGTGGCTTCCCAGAATTGTGTTGCCAGTTTGGAGTTGTCATTTTGCATTGAAGGCTATGGATACTCTAGGAGTATCTATAAGATTTTTCTCAGTTTTGTGTTCTAACCAAGATGGGAATAATACAAGAGTCCTTGGTGTAGGAGGGAAGTGACGACCTTCCTCTGTACCCCATAGACACATCTTAGAATAAGGATTGGGATTCAAGAATACAATCCCTCCCATCTGGGGAACACAGTCCTTATGATAGTATACACCAGATACTTGAAAACCTGCGTGAGTGTGTGCAATTTGGAAACTGTCCTTAGGTCCCCTATTCATCCAAGAATTTGCTATCGTACAAGTAGGATCTA